AAGTTTCAGTAGGTCTATAAAAAGTATTTCGGGCATCTGTCCAAGAGTCTTTACAGACTACACTCTTTGCGAGTGCGAAATACGACGCAAGGATTTTATATTTAGAAATTAACAATTTCAGCCGAGGTAATTCCAGTTCGTCCTGTCAAGCCTGTTCCTGCAATTCACGTACACCGAGCCAGCATTTGACCCATTCCTGAGATTACCGCGTGCGCCGTAAGTCCTTATATTTTAGTCGGTCGTATTAGGGGAGAGCCCCTCTTTCCTAGAGGAAATTCACCCCCGACGACCTCTCCTTAATCGCAGCCGAGGTAATGCCAGTACGCCCCGCCAAGCCCGCCCCCGCAAGCCACGAACACCGAGCCAGCATTAGACCCACTCCAGAGATTACCGCGCCCAAGGTCTTCGCGAGTTCCAGATGTACTCTTACCGCCAGCGTAACATCTATCACCCCAACCTTGAGAATCGCTCTTTCCGACAGCTTTGGCGAACCATGAACAAGTTTCCATGTCCACTCCGATATCGCCAATCCACCAGTTAGTTCCGCCATTTCCAGGCATATTTCCAATCAGCTTGTATGTGCTCTTGATGGTCGCTTCATCTTTTACATGTTTGACACCTCTAGGAGCAATATATACGTCCTTGCTGTAATCTTCCTTAAATACCATGACCGAATCCGAATATACGATGTATCCACCTACAGAACATTCAATTCCCATGACACGGAATGGATGTTTTCCATCTGTATTGGAGACCATTGAACCGTCATGCTTCCCGATTACCTTATCTGTTGTTCCACTCCACCAATGCATAGTGGACAACATAATCTGTGCATTCAGAGTATCACTTAACGCTACTGGTGTTGTCGTGAATCCCTCTTCAATATCTAAATATACAGCCTTGTTATTTTCGTCAATATCCTCAATTCTAAGGACTTTTACATCGTCAGCGTACTGGTGAATCGTGCCAACTCCACGGTCGTTATTTACCGTATTGTCAGTGTTCTTTGAACCATACCCAACAGACACATAGCTTCCAACAACAATCTGCGAAGCCTGTGAATTTGTGAGTGGGAAGTAGGTTTCTTTCGTTTCTCTCTGAATTGAAGCTGAAAACTGCAAGTTGTAGCTTGTTGTTCCTTTAAAGATCTTCTGCTCATTCTTCGTAGCATACTTAATCACTTCGTACAGAATGACATACATATCTCTTTCTTTTCCGGCACCATAACAGCCTTTACCTTTTCTCTGATAGCTGTCAATCATGTTGTCGTAACACTGATTTCTAGCTGGTTTAGAACCGCTAAATGACCTGAGAAGTCCATCCGTTCCAAGTCCACTGACGTACTCGCTGTGAATCACATAAGAAGCGTAAGTGCCATCTTCTTTTCTAGCTGTCTCCCACGGAATCAACCCGTAATCATCATTCGGAGTATCGGATAATGTCCAGATCTGTTTACCATCTTTCTCAATAGCCGACCAGTACGGAGTCATTGCAATAACACCAACGTCAACAGATTCATCATTCTTATAACCATTTCCCCATCCATCGATTGCTGTCGGAATCTTGCGACCGTAATCATCTGTAATGTAGTTGCATTTATACCAGTTGAAAATTCCAATGCCCTCGTAGTCATCTCTGCCCTCTACAGTATCCGTTGATGGTTCGCACACCATGTTCGCATTGGCAAGTGTCTTAACACCGTCCGAAGTTGGATTCGTTTCTGTCAAATACACTTCTGTCTGATATACTTTTCCATTTCTCATTGACCCAAAGAATGCCTCAAGAATTCTCTCGTCAATAGCGTCTGTGATAGACTTCACATTCGCCATCTCTTCCTTTAGTTTATCCACCTTCTCTTCCAGCACTGTATAATCCTCTGGGATGCTCTCAAGTGTCTTCTTTCCCTTGGCTTCGATCTGCTTGATTAATTCTTCTGTACTCTCTTCTGCTATGGCATTCATTACTCCGGTATAGCTTGTTCCGTCTTCATTTTTTACTCTTAGTTTTGATTTCTTTATGAATACACTCATGTGTGGTTTCTCCTTTCTGCGGTTGGTTTACTAAAGCTCCCTTTAGTTAATTACCAGTAGCCAAGTTCTTTTCCACGTTCAGAAGCAAGAGTAGCAATTATATTGTAGCCTTTATCATTATAATGCACATCGTCGTATAGTAAAGATGGTGGTATTTTACCCTGCGAAATGGCTGTTGCATCTTCAACCGTTGGCGTAATTCCTGCGTCAGATAAGCCATATTCAATCATATATTTTCTTTGATTTATATAATGCCTACCAAAATGCATTGCCATATTTTTTTCTATCGTTTCAAACGTTTCGGTAACTGTACTAACTAAGTGATGGATTCCGAATACAATATATTTTTTGTTGATAGGGGTCATATAATCAATCATTGCTTCTATATTTTCAACCAGTTCGGCTGAGGTAGTAAAACCACCATTTGTCCCAAGCCATATAATGTTAATATTATCACGCATTGATTTCATTGCATAAGTAATTAAAGGAGTTGGACGAGAAACAATTACGGACTCTCCATTTTCGGAACGAGAAAAATAATATTTTCCATTTTCATGGGTAAGTGTACCCTCTACTCCCTTAATAGAACAAGGATTTATTTGTGCGGTCATAACATATTTATCTGTTGTTGGGTCTAATGCCGAACCGCCTTGTAACAAAATGCCAGTACTGTCACCATATATGTTAGTTAATTCAATTTCTACTTTATTCGTGTCTGCTGGTATAGTAAATGGTTTTACAATATTAGGCAAGCCACCTTGTCTTGAAGCTATGTTAATCGTATTTTCTCCACCTACACCACAATTAATCACTTTTCTACCATCAAGTAAGCCATATAAAACATATGGGTAAGCTTTAGAATATGAATCACCAACGCCCACTCCGCGTGTGAGTGAATCACCCCAACAATTTACAGTTTCTTTTCCATTTATTTTAGAAATATTTATAGTTTCTATTTTATTAACCACTAAGGGATATGTCTGTGTTGGAAATTCATTCAAATATAATTCAACACCATTCGATGGTATTTCTATTTCAGTTGTGATATAAGTGTTTGGTGAAACATTCATTTTTGATGAATTTATTACTTTACCGTTCGAATCACATATAGCATATAACAATGTGTTTACACTACCATGTGCTTGTGACGTTATTCTATATTTTTCTCCACTTGCAACTGTTTTTTGCATCACATAAGCGTTTGCGTTGTCGTACATTGCAATTTCATTTTTAGTGTCAATATACGCAACTTTATTTTCTAATAAGTTGTAATCAGACGGCTCGACAGCAATTTCTTCCTTTTCTTTATTATACAATTCATTTGAATTGGCAACTATATCTTCATTGAGAGAATTAAATTCCCCCATATCCGGCACTTCCACCTCGTCATCTTCATCTGAGATCCATACATTATTGTTCGGGTCTGTTGGCTGTTCTTTCTGACGGACAACGAGATTTTCTCTTAGTTTTCTTGCCTGTCCTCTCATGGCATCTCCAATGTTTTTATGGACTTCTCCATCTACATCCGTTCTTCCATCTGTAAGTTCCACATTTAGTGAACTGATTTTTTCTTTGTTTGTTGTAATCTGCTCCAACTCTTCTTCCGAAATTCCACCCAAATCACCATCAGACGGAGACGGAGGAATGAGGGTTTTCTTTTCGATTTCACCTGTGTCTTTGTTCTTTACATTTAAAAATGCACCTTTTCCAATATCACTCGTTGCCATGTCGTACCTCCTTACTCAATCGTGATTCCTCTTGTTTGTGGGTCGTAATTTGCTGTTCCTGCGGTAACTGGATTTTCTTTTAGATACTCATTAACAGCTGTTGTCACTTGTTCTTGAGTGACAGGTTTTTTATTTTTTTCATTGACAATCGCCAATACATCTTCTGCTTTCAATGCCATAATTCTCCCTCCTTAAACAATAGATATGCCACGGGTTGACGGGTCGAATTCCAGTTTCACAGCAACTTTGGAATCGTAGGTGTTCAATAGCTGCTCAATCAAGTCCTTGTTCTTTTCCGCGATCTGCTGAGTAGTTTCCAATCCCTCAAGGACTTCTCCTTCTGCCCATGTGGTGTTCCACTCTGTCGTAAGAGTGCCGTCTGAGTTTGACTTTTTGGCGCAGACAGAGAAGTGGATTCCGTCTGTATATTTCGTTACATTTCGACCAAGAACCCAAGAGAATGTGATGTAGTCTCCGCTTGTCACAACATCTTGTACAATGTAGGAGTCACCCTCTTCGTCTGCTTGATTCGGACTTTTGTAGTTGATGTACAGATTCATGGTCGCAAGATTGATGTTGTTTCCTACGATTTTCGGACACTTGAAATACTTTCTTTCAGCCTTTTCATCTGACTGCACACCGAAAAGTCTTTCTGAGTCCGGTACATTAATCGTCCTTGTCTCCGGGTCAATCATAAGAATGTCATTGACCGGCTTTACAAGCTCTTGTTCTTCCAATGCTACCGCTAATGCTTCTTGCTCTGTCACTGATCCACCTCCGTTCTGTTCGTGGTGAGTCTTCTTCCCTCTGATACGCCGATAACCCTTATTTTGAATGAGATGCTGTCAAGGACTTTTGACGGGATTTCGCACTCATTACCGATAATCGGTCTGCACTCTTCTACTTTGTCCCATGCATCATTGAAAACAGCTACCTTTGCGTATCCGTTCCAATCAGAGGAAAAAGAAAACTGTGCTTTCAAATATCCCGTTGTCCCTCTTGCGATATCACTAAAATCACAGTTCTTTGCTTTCTCTATCCTCTGCTCTTTTACGTTGAATTTTAATGTTCTCATAACATCACTCCCTCGATGTCATAAAGAATTCAGACACATTAATTCCTACTCCAACTTGAATATCTCCGCCGAATGGAGTGATACTAACTTGTCCGCTAGTTGTGATTTTGAAAATAAAACCGAGAGAATCAGTGATGTAGATCCTGCGGAATATTCCGAACAGTGGCGCTGGCGTCACAGTAAACGGTTTATATTCGGTTCCGTTTGTAAGTTTCGATGTCGTATTGCTAGAAATTCTAAACCATGTTACAGCTCCTGATTCCGCAACGTCACAAGTTAGATAGCTACCCTCGACAGTTCTTGTTTTAGGGGATATGATAGAGTTAATTGCTTCTCTTTCCTCATTGATTTCCTTTGCCCCGTAGGAACTTCCCTCTTGAGAATACTCAGTAACATCAGTGAATGAAACCGTGTTGTCGTTGTTGTTCGTCATTTTGTATTTCTTATTTCCAGTTGTGTCTTTCAATACGCTGTCCTTAAAATCAGTTCTTAATGCCATAACGATACCTCCTATAACTTCATTCCAAGCTTGATATCACCGAGCTTGTTCTTGTTTTTCTTGATGCTGTTCAAACCATTGTAGTAATCAACAGTCATCTGTTCATATCTGTTCATATCCTCATAAGACGGTGTCTGCTGATTTGGATACCAGTTCTTCATATCTGAGAATGTGTATTTTACAAAACCGAACGACTTGTCATGTAAAAGTTTCAAGTTCAATTCAATCAGATTGAATTCATCGGCATACGGAAAATCTGAATATGTCTTATCATCGCTCATCTTTTCATATTCGTATTCCGGGAACAACTCGAAAGACAAGTCGATCAGATATTGAATATTGTTCTTAATTCTGTTATATGCTCCATAACTGAAAAAGGAATTTGCATTCCAATCAGTTTTAGGTACGGAAAATGATGCCATATTATATCCTCCTTGTCTCAAGTGTTCCACTCACGGTTCCGTCATAAGTCAGTGACACGCTTTCCGCTACTGTCTTGACCATTTCTCCGTCACGGTTTTCTTGATAGATTGTATCGCCGGCATCAAGTGCCGGTTCTCCACGGTAATCAATAGAGTAATCAATGCATGGATTGTAATAGTCAGCAACCCATTTGCAAACTTTATCGCACAACTGTTTGTCTGATATCAGCGGATTGCTCCAATCTTTTTCAACGCCGTAATTGCTGATTTCCGCAACGGAATAAGCGTTTGACTGATTGAATTTTTTACCGTTAACGATGACTTGAACCTTCTTGCCTCTGTCATTTCCGCTGAGTTTAAGTTCAACAAAGTATGCTCCACTGTCCGAAATCTCAACACTTTGACCGCTTACTGCGTTTTCAAGAGAAGCTGTATAAGAATGATGCGGTTCGTCAAATGTATACAGCAGAGTTTCATTCGTCCACTCAACCTCTTCGCTTACTACTTCTTCAATCGTATCGGATTTTGAATAGACAGTTCGGATATTCTTTAACCGCTTGATATTCTCCGGCTTACTCATAGTCGGACTGGAATACATATCATCTCTTTCGATTGTGTAATCGATGTTTTCACCAAGCTCAATATAATCAACCATAAGTCTTGTATTTGCATTGATTCTTCCAAACTCAATAACCATCTTGTCGAATTCTTTAAACTGGTGATCTGTAGTCCATGTTTTTACATCAGCATAGTTGATTTTTCCATCAGAAATTCCGATAGATTCAACAATCTGGTCTTTCAGATAAGTGTTAATGCTCATTGTATTTGGAAACAAATGATACACTTTCACTTTCATTCCATTGCTTTTTCTAGGAACCTCAAACGTCTTTACAATCTGTGGAGGCGTCGAAAACGTTCCACCTTTAGGAGCAATATCTTTTGTAACAAATCCGACATCATCTTTAACACCAGTCCTCGGAAGAAACGGCGGTCTTTTACCTAATTGCCACATTGAATCTTCATATGTAGCATAACGCGTCTTTTCATTGTCAATATTCACATTGGAAACATCAGAGAAATATGCAGTCTCAGTAGAAGTTGTCTCTGCATCCGGATCGAATGCTGACTTGATACAGATTTTTCCATATCTATCCACAGTCAAAACGCATCTTCCGGCATTAGCAATAATTTGCAATGCTTCTTTGTGTGACACTAATGGAATAGGGTTTCTGACCTCTACGGACTTTAAGTATTTGTCAATAAAAAACTTGTCTTGAGGAATCGAATAAGTACCGATTGCATCAGCAATTACATAATTTGCCAAAGCATACAGTGTAATTCCTTTTGCGTGCCAGTCTCCACGGTAATAGTCACCATCACCGAACTGTTGAAGAACGTCTACGGCTTTAATGCTCGCTTCATCGTCACTTGCTGACCACTCACTCAGCTTTAATGTATGCAACAAAATCCACTCTGTTGTTCCATCATCAAGGTCATATCCCATCTGAACAACTACATCCTGTCCTGTCCTTAGATAATTGATAATTGATTCTTTATTGTCGTAATCGAATTTCTTATCGTTATTATCAAGAGTAAGCGTGAAGTTAATCTCCGGCAAGTCCTCATTGATCTGTGACATCGTAGAAGCTGATTCTGCGTTGATTATGTCATTATCTGTAAAAACTACCGCATTGCCAAATAAAATACTCTCAATACGCACACGATTGTTTGTAGCGGACATTTCAGTGACTTTTATCTCAAGAGAAGTTGTGTTATCGAATCTATCATCTGTCGTAAAGTTCAAGCTGCTGTTTGAATAGCTCTTTGATGTTCCGTCAGATGTGATTATGCTGAATTTGCTAGGATAATTCCCGGCAAACTTTATAGTTAATCCGGCAATGTCAACATTCTCTTGAAATGTCATTTTCACCGTGAAACTGCTTGAAAACAGATTCTTCGATACGATTCCAACAGGTTCATACTGCGATGCGGCATCCGGGAGAAATCTCATAGAACCGTCAAGCATCCAAAAGTTATTCTCATATGTTGCATATTGGCTTTGAACTTCTTTCTGTTCGAATACTCCATCAAAATCAGAAAATCCGGCATACTGGCTTTGATTACTCAGCAATGCCTGACTCTGTGCTGTATCATTTATAACGCCGAGTATTACTTTCATGTAAGAAGCATTTCTCAGCTGATTTTTCATTGATTCTCTATATGCATCTGATACTTCGTACATCCTACCACCCCGCATCAATCAGATTCATTTTACAGTTGATATACGCAAGAGGACGGCCGGATGAGTCTATCTTGAACACATCTGCCGTCCTGTCTCCGCAATACATTGTTAATGTACGCCACTTATTATTTACCATATCCCAAAATCGAACACTACTAAAGAAATTCTTATCAAACTCTTGTAGCATTGTTGACCAAGTTGCCGCATCTAAGTACGGCCACTCCAATGAATCTATCTTATAGTTATCACGACTCATTTTCTGTCCGACTACTTTATTTGCCGCATTTCTAGCAGCATTTGTAGCAGTCGTAACTTGAAAATTCGGATAATATTTCGGTGCCGGATATTGATGACCATTTACAATGATGAAATCACTCAATTTAATTGACATATCCTAGCACCTCCTATGTTGTACTGAAACTGTATCCAGAGTTTCTGCTTCCCCTTGACAGTTCCTTATTTACTTTCTTGCTGTTCATCATCAGTGATGTATTCTTTCTAAGAAGTCTCTCATTCTGCTCGATAAGCTTCTGTAAGAGTCTTTCTGTGTTTCTGTTCGCTTCTGCAACTCCGTTGGATACTCCGGTCACAATCTGATTGTTATTGGCAACCACATTTCTATTTCCCATTCTTCCAACGTATTCCGGTGCTTTCTCATTTGCCACAAACAGCTCGCCATTCTGAGGGAATCCACCTACAGAATATTTCCCGACCACATCAGACAGTTTGAATGTACCAATACCGTTTGCGTATCCTTTGTATCCACGGGCAGTCCATCCAGCGTACAGACTTCCGTATCTTTTGACCGTGTAATTGATAGCAGCGATCATGTTTGACAGTGGATCGTAAATGTTTGTATTGAATCCTTCCATCGCATTTGCATGGAATGTTGGATCAATTACCTGCATAAGTCCTTTTGACGGAATACCTCTGATTGCGTTGATATCCCAGTTGTTGATAGCATTCGGATTTCCATTTGACTCATGCATCATCTGAGTTAACAAGGCATTCAGATTTGATTCGCTGAACTGGTGAGTTAACAAAAGAGCTTGTTTCGCAAGTCCTCTCCACTGTTCTACTCCGGCAGACGGTTTGTAATCAACAGCACCGAAACTGTCAAAGAATCCTTTGATTTTGGAAACTGCTGTTTCAAACAGTGAATTAACTGCCGTCTTCGCAATTGTGATTCCAGGCTCAAGTGCTCCTGTCAAATCTGTGAATTTATCAATTGCCGCTTTAAGAAGCTTCTTCGGGTCTTTGATGTAACTGAAAATGTTACTTGCAATATCGCTGATTTTGTCTGCTGTACTTCCAAAGAAATTACCAATTCCAGATTTATACTTCTTCACGCCAGTAATTCCCATCAATGCTGCTGTTTGACCAGCTGGCATTACCTTTGTACCTTTTGGCATCGGCAGAACGACATTTCTTCCTGTTGGAATTACAGTCTGTCCATTCGGATACTGAACAAGTTCTCTGTAGGTATTCCCCGGCTGGTCATTGACAACACCAAAGGAATCTCTCGCGACTCCGTTTGTACCGCTTGCGTAGTTATCAAGTTCAGAGACTTTAATCAGATCGCCGTCTCCGCCTAATTTTCCGTAAACCCAGTTCACAGCCTTAGCGATTGCTTTTACTGCGCCTAAAACAGGTGATTTTATCCAATCTGCTACAGTATTGAAGTACCCACCAATCTTGTTGAAAATTGAAGTAATTCCGTTGTAGGCAGAATTAAAAATATCCTTAAACCACTGAGCAATAGACTTCATATTTGACTTGATATCCTCACGTTTTTGACCAAACCAAGAACCGATGTTTGAAAATGCTGCATTTGTCAATGAACGTGCGCTTTTAAATTTTGTACCGAACCAAGAACTTATGCTCTTCATTCCATTTTGGATGTCTGTATTCTTAGCTGAGAACCATTTTCCAACATCCGAAAATGCTTTTGTTACACCGTCTCGAGCATCTTGAAATTTTTTCGAGAACCACTGAGCAATTGGTGAGAAAATCGCTGTAATTGTTCCGAAAAGCAATTGAAATAAAGATGAAACATATTGCTTAAATCCAAGCGCAATATCTTCTACTCCTTTCCAAGCCTTTCCCCAATCACCAGTAAACGCACCTGTCACAAATGTAATTAAACCTTGAATTATCTCTATTGCTCCACTCACCATTCCGGTAATAGTAGAAACAACTTGTGCTATTCTTTTGATTATTATGGAAAGTAATGCCCCAATTGCTTTCACTGCGGAAATCATTGTTGATTCGAACAGCTCTTTCGCTCCACTTGATGCATATAAATCGTAAATAGAATTAAACAGTTCTTTCAGGTTTTCCCAAAGTGGCTTAAATCCGTTGTCCCAAATTTCCTTTTTAGCAAAAGAAAATGCATCTCCAATTTCCCCAACAGCATTTTTTACAGCATCTCTGAATCCCTCAGAAGTTTTCCACAAGTCCATGAGTTCAGCAGCTAAAATTGTAATTCCGGCAACAATCAATAAAGTTGTTGGATATAATGTAATAAGAGATTTAAAGTTTAGCTTTCCTGCGACTTCCTTTATTTTATTGAATTTTTCTGCCATTCCATCTAATTTGGGAAGAATTTCAGCTATTTTCTTTGTGATTTCACCTGTTGCTCCGATTCCAATAACCGATGCAAGTATTCCTGTATTTTCGCCACCATCAGAAGCAAACTTGAAAGCATTCTTTATTCCATCAATAATCTGTGATCCAAGTTCTTTCCAATTGGCATTCTGAATAAATGTTCTAATTGACTCTATTACAAGAGCAACCATTCTTCCGATTGATTCTCCGATTGTTCCAAGATTGATAGAATCTAACGCACCGTTAAAAGCATCAGCCAACGCCATTCCAATGTCTTCACCTTTAAGTTCTCTCAGTATACCGACAAGGGTGTTCCAAGAAATCATAAAATACGCTCCGAGAGTGTATCCTATCGTTCCCCAGTCAATGTTTTGAATCCCTGTAGAAATAGCTGTTCCGATTTCTGTTCCAAGATTCGTCCAGTTAAACCCGGTAATCAAAAGCTGCGCAGTATTGAAGACCGTATTCACTCCGGCAGCAACGGTAGCTCCCATTAATGGCCATTCGATATTGTCAACAAGGCTGTTCATTGTCGTGGTGAAAGCATTGCAGAAGTAGGTAATCTTTTTCCCATGCTTATTCCAGTCAAATATGTCATAAAGCTTCTGCATTCCAGCATTTACGCCCTCTGCCATGATTGAGCCTAGAGAAGTCCAATCTTGAGCTTTGAACGCTTCTCTGAGCCGTTTAGCATAATCAGAAATAGCTTTAGTCGGTTCAGTTGTCTCGAACATTTCAGAAACATCTGGTCCCGTATAAGCACCGGAACTTCCATCGGAACCACCACTCGAACTCGATGTTGTCGGCTGGATCACATTTAGTTCATCAATTCCAAGAGTATAGTTCTCAAGGTCTTTTGCTGCTTTTGCCGCATCACTTCCAGCTTTTTTAGCACTACTTCCAGTGGATGTGAGTGTTTTTCCGTAGTCTTTCCATGCTTTTTTTGCTTGCACCACTGCTGTTTTTCCAGTCAATACAGCCATGAACTGCGCGACCTTATTCATTGCATTGGCGAGCATATCAATAAATGCTGAAATATACGGTCCGACTACATTGATAATCGGAGCAAAAGCAGCTGCCCATGCATTCTTCAAATACAGAAGAGATGTGACAATACCAGAAATTCTCTTATTGTAATCGGAACTGTATTGAACAAGGTTGTTTGAACCTTCCTTGATTGCATTGTTTATTGCACTTAATGCTGAAAATACAGTGGAAAATACAAGTGACATTCCAAGCATTCTTCCCATTGACATTTGACCACCAGATTTGTTTGTTCTGGTAATCAAATTCTTGAGATCTTTTGCCTTAGAGACTACGCCACCAACTGTTTTCCCCATCTTCCCAAACGTATTGGAAAGAGATTTTGAAACTTTCTGAGTTCCTGAAAGAATCTTTGAAAGCTTAGACGCTTCTTTTGTCTCTTCTTCAGCAATTCCTTTGTCTTTATCTGGGACGATGCTCGAAAATCTTTGTCTCGTTTCTGCTCCGCTTAGACTAACAGGAGATAAACTGCGAACTCCTCTAATCTCATTCAAAAGATTCTTATACTGCTGAGCCTTTTGAATCTGTTTTTCCCAAGCATCACCGGAGATAAAAGAAGTCCCTTTTCTTTCCATGGTGTCGTTAATGCCTTGCATCGTGTTTTTAAGCTTTTTGGAAATATTTTCTTGCATTTTCGCAAGTTCTTTTACTCCAAGGTCATTTACTTTAAAATCAACCATAAGTTTGGAATTTTTATACTTTTCCAGAAGCTCATCATATGACTTTGCGGCTTTTTTCACCTTTTTATCGTCAACATCAATCTTGACTTTTTTCTTTCCGATTGAATCTGCTTTATCAGCGATATTATCAATGTCTTTTTCCAGGCTTTTTGTAGAATTAAAGCTGAAATCTTTCCCCATAACAGTGGATAGTCCTTGCTTTACTTCTTTTATTTTTGCAATTAATTTGTCAAGTTCTTCATTTGCTGACTTAGCCGACGCTTCAACTTTTACCTCAAGAGAGTCAACCTCTGTTCCCATGTTTTCACCACCTTTTTACAAAAAATAAAGGATGGTGAACCCATCCTAATTTATCGATGTCTCCGGCAATCCTCTTGCCCTGTCTGCTGCAATCCAAGCATCCATTTTTCTGATTTCCTCTTCCATCTCACGAAGTTCACGTTCTTCATCAGTCATTCGAGATTCTTCAATTAATGTTTTCAGAATCGGTTTCTTCAGATACTTTTCTTCTTTGACAAAGCACGTATTGATTGCACTGATAAGATATTGCCCTGACATCCAATTCATATAATCAATATCAAGGAGTTGCTCTTCGTATCCGGCAGATACCGCTTTCAGAATTCTAGGATTCATGCTCCAAAATTCTGTCCAGCCAACTCCCATTTTTTTTGCTTGCGGATACCATTCACAGGTGAAAAACTCACGCTGAGAACGGTACGATCTTACTTCGCTGCTGCTGTTTTTCTGCCGCCAGTGTTCTTCTTCTCCTGATTCTTTGTAGCTTCCGCTTCCGCTCTCTTGTTGAGGTTGCGAAAAAAATCAGACTGTTCCATTTCTTCTTGCATTACTTTGGTTGCATCATCCATTGTGCCACCATTCAGGATATGCTCTTGGATCTCAAGTCCGGCATCTGCACGTCTTTTTCCCATGCACAGCGCAATATATCCTCTAACCATGCTCATCGGTTTCTCTTCCATGGATTCAACTGATACGCCCATGTCCTCAAGGTCGCAAACAAGGTTAAAGTCAAAAGGTTTCCCTGAATATTCTTTTCCATTAATTTCAAATGTTTTCATGTCTTTGTATTCCTTCCCGTAATTTTATATGGGAAGGGCGCCCCTAAGAGCGCCCGTTCCTGTTGTTATTCTGTAATGTCAGCGTAATCAAATTTTACGTTCCGAGTATTCGCTGACCTGTCTTGCTCGGAACGTGTTACCCCTTTGTTACTGTAAATGTGCCGTTTCCAGCGTCAACGATTGTATACTCGTCTGTCACTTTCTTCGCGACAGTGTTCTGAATGATGGTTGCTGTCATCTCACAGATTTCATCGACACCACCAACGTCTGACGGAGTGGCGGATACCTGTGCAACGTATGCATATTTCGCAACGCCACCGATACCGTCTGTTCCATATAACTGGAAGATAGCAACTCTTTTCTTCTCAAGTTTGTCAATATTGTCCAGGTACTCTTTTTCAAGGTTCCCTGTTACCTCTTTTGCATCGGACTGCTTAATACCCATTTCAAATGTCTGTGCATCATCTTCCATAGTTGTTGATTCAACTGTGTTTGGTGCAGACACCGGAGCTGGCATTGACTTTGCTTTCAGAAGCAGTTTGTAACTTCCGGCAAAATCAACAGTTGACAAATCCGCACTATCATCAAGTTCTTTGTAAATAGCTCTTACTTTATAACTGGTTGAAGCCATTTTTTACCTCCATTTCTGCCGTTTAGGCAATAAAAAAGAGCCTTTCGGCTCAGTGCAACGCATCTATGTTTCCGAGAGTTCGTCTGACTCGCATTACACATCGGTAATATTCGTCTCCGTCACTCTCTTCGGGAAATGAATTAATTTCAAACCCCATATTTTTGTATACCAAGGCAACCTCTTTCAAAACCGCCTTAGCTTCTTTAATACTTTTATCTGTACTTACTTCCACTTGCATGGAATACAAGATTCCGCTGATATCTTCACCGTCCAAAGTGCGTGCTTTTTCTGCACCAGGCAATTCACGAATGTAAACTGTTGGATATTTTACGGTCACGCCTTTAGGTTTTGAAGTAGTCGTGAAACGAATGTTCGGATACTTACTTTTCAGCTTATCTCCTACTTTCTTCTGAACAATAGAGAAGATGTGTGTCTCTAAGTCGAAAACCCATGAATTATCCACTTCCAAACACCTCCCTCGCTACTTCTGAAACGGATTTAATCATCTCAAGGCTTGCATTGTACATCGGCATGGTCGCTTTGATACCGTAGGAATGATGCCATTTTCCATCATCACCAAAGTAGTACCAACCGTTCGGATCAGCCGCATGAGTCTGTCCCGGATAACTGCCAACACCGAATCCAAGCTCTCCGGCTTTTGGGTTTGGGATGCTGTTGTAACGAACACCGGCTCCGAATTCTATAGCGAACAGAAGATTGAACGGTTCTCTTCCCTCTGGATACTTTACTTCACCAGTGGCAATCAGTACCGCTTTGCATCCCATCTCTTCTTCTGTCTTATCACTTTTCAGAGTCACTGTTTTTCCGAGCGGAGATTCTGTCAGCTTTTCAACTGCGACAGCCTGTCCTCTCTCAATCAATTTTTCACAGAACAAGCTTAACTTAGAATCAAGCGATTTCTGGTAAGATTCAATCTGTTTGATTGCTTCATCAATGCTCTTTTGTGATAATCCGAAACTGATTTTTGTGCTCATTCTTATTCCTCTTTAATCAATCGTTGAAGCAAGAATGTATCTTCGTGCATAGTTTCATCGTTGACATCCTTAACAACGTAATCTGCGGAGTTTTCATCCACGTTTGACATATTTATTGGGTCTTTGTATTTAATGGCTGAATTGCGCCAAATACGCGCTCCCTTAGTCAATGGGAGAGTTCCTTTTGCACAGACAATCGTTGCCTTGTCAGAGGAATCATCAATGCCAAAAGCCCGAATAAATGTATCGGTCAATGTAGAATTGATATTCGCTCTGAATAACTTAGGTTCCGTGTAGTGTGGTTCAGTCTCTCCTGACTCAACAGGAATCTGTTCTCCATCTACTTCGATGTACTTCACATTTCCATCATCATCAGTCATATATACCGGAGACGTACCATCTTGCAAGGAGTAGTACATTTTCTGCTTATTTCTGTTCAGTGTCCTCACTTACGGTCACCTTCTTTACTTGCTTCTGAATCTGATTTACACCAGTACTTGCAAGTCCGGATACAATTCCTACTGCAATTGCATCAAGAACGTCTGTTGCTGGAAAGTTAGGAATTACATACATTCCAACAACTCCAAGGATTCCTCCAGCTACGCCAACAATTACAGGGATATAATTATCTTTTACTTTCGGACACAGCTTTGCTCCGAGTCCAACAAGATAAGTAATAACCACGATCGCCAATACGGTTTCCATTGAAAAAATATCCATTATTCTTCACCACCATTCATTCTGTTTTCCAGTGTATCAATTCTGTGATGTGCACTCTTTACACTGTCTTCCAGTTTGATTATTCTTCCATTGTGAGAATCAAGCTTATCTTTCATCTGAGAAATCTCACTTTTGATGTCCTCACTCAAAGAAGAGATGTTATCAAGTTTCATATTGATTTTTGTGTTCTGCTTAACTCTTTCTTCGATATCTTTTGTGTCCGAACGTTTATTGTTCTTCAAACCGAAGAAAATGGAAAAAGCAACTGACACCACACTTATAATGATTGCTGTCGATATTTCAATAGTCATCAATCATTTACCTGCCTTTTTCTTATTTCCATTAGCTGCCCACCACCAAATTAGCTAATACCCTGCAACCATATTGCCTACATTAGCAAAATGGTCACGCACAATCTTCTATAAAAAATGAACATACGGAAGCACGTCATTAAATATCGAACTTGAAACATAAGCATTCTCATAGGAACGGCTGATTGAATTTTCACTATGACTTGTCTCTCCCTCAGCTCCTTCTTTTGCTTTTAGGTCAACCACAGCCATGGCGATTGTGTTCAAATGTTTTTCCATGTCAGATTCTATCTTCGCATCCGTAAAAGACGGAGGATAGTTTCTGCACTGCTTAAATTTCTCAGTTACGAATCCGATTAACAGTTTTGATGGTTTTTCATCGGCAAGCTCTGGAATATCAGACAAGTATTCTACTGATTTCTCATAGATTCTGTCTTCAATTGCCATAGCTGCACCTCACGATCTACAGATTAAACCTTGTAATAAAGTATTCTTTCAAATCTTGCCCAGTCATATCGTCAACATTTAATACTTCATGTTCTCTTGCCAATTCTTTCAAATCAGCAGTGCTCATTCTGTTGATGTCTGTTTTCTTATACTTAAACACTTCCGGCATCTGTATTTCCTCATCAGAGGATTCCTGCCCCGAAGTTTCTTCCGGGACTTCTTCTCCTGCTTTGTACCACTTGCCGTTCATTTTGATAATGTTCTTCGCAAGCATCCAATCACCTCTTACGCTACTTTCATAACAACAACGCTGTTCATTCCTTCAAATGATGGAAGACCAATCATGGATACTACGCAATGAGTATTGATTGGATGCTCTGTTGCATATGTGTAGACAGAAATACCAGTTTCAACAAGTTGCAGATTTCCTCCAGCGAGGTCTCCGCTTCTCTCTTCCGGTGTTCTTCCGAATACATAGTCTCCAAGGTATACACCTGCTGACTGACAAGAGATAATGTTTGTTGGGATGAAGTACTGTGTTGTTCCAGATTCATCAACATACATCTTGTCATATACCTCGATTTCGATTCCGTACTCTCTCAGATAAGAAAGAACATCCGCCTGTCTTACCCTGATACCGCCGTTGTAAGCAGTAATTCCGAGTACCTGTTTCTTTGTGTCTTCTGCTTTCAGAATCATCTCAAATGTCTCTGTATTCATAGAGAATCTTGTCAGAGAATATCCTGTCTTCTTTGCGAAATCACGTCTTGTGTCGATCAAGTCTTGAAGTGGTGTTGCTGTTGCCGGAACATTCCATTTATCAGATGTGCCTTGAATTTCAACGAAGTGATCTGCCTTGTGCTTTGCTCCATTGTCTGTTGTGTAATCAATTGTGTATGTCTTGTCTTTGATTTTAACAGTAACTTTCGGAACACCATCTGACGGAGCAAGCAACTGCCAAATCTGTCTCTCAGGAACTACCATCGCTCCTTGAATCAGATTCATAGGTTTCTTGCTGATCTGTCTGAGTACTTGATTTGCAAGATTTGAGTTTTCAGCAGACTGATAGTTCGCATACTGCTGCTCCTCTTTTTCTGTTACCATGTAGGACTCTCTGTAGAACGGCATTTCGTTCTGGATATCCTGGAATCCACCGACATCTCTTAATTCTGCCTGTGCATCAAAGTTGGATGCTTTCAGAGAGATTGGCTGAGAATTTTCGCCAAGGATATATCTCATTTCCAGTGAATCCTGTTTTGTTGTTCCAAATTTCTGTCTTCCAAGATACGGTGGAAGCGCAAGAGACGCTTTGTAGTTATCCCACATAACTCCAAGACTTCTCGCTGTAAATGCTTGACTTAATGGTAATGCCATGTCTGTTATTCCTCCTTAATTAACCTTCTGCAATCTTTGGTGCTCCGTAAAAAGTAACTCTCGGAGTCGCTTTTCTTGCTGCATCTGCAATTGAAAGGCCTGTTACTTTTTCCCAATCAATCGTTCCCTGATATACATATGTTCCCGGTGCATCTCCCTGTGTAACATCAACGTCCTCAAGAAGATATCCAAGGCATTCAGCATCATTGGACGGATACGGCGTTCCAGCTTTTACAATTTTCATTCCGTTGTCATCTGCCGCAGATACCATCGACTGCTGTACTACACAAGCAGCTCCCTCATACGGGAAGAACTTCAGAATTCCTTTACCTTGTGTAAAATCTCTTACAATTGGTTTACCCATTGCTTAATTCCTCCTTATTTCAAAACGTAGTAGTCTTTTACAGACTGCTCACTCTGTTTGTTGCCGAAAACAATAGATTCTGCATTTTTCACATCTTCCGGCTTATCATCTTGTTTTCCACCGCCCGGATTAATTGAACCGTTAGCGATTTCTTGTTCTTTCGCCTGCGCGGCGGCTGTTTCTTTATCGGCGATAATCTGTGACATGGAATCAATGGCTGTCTTTGCAAGATCGTAATTGTCTTGAAAACCAGCAAGAACATTCTCTGCCTGTTCACCCGTCAGTCCTTTTTCAGCAGCATAAGCACGAATATCTTTCTTGATATTCTCTTTCTGCAATGCATCAATCTGTTTTCTCAGCTTCTCAATCTCGTCATCGTTCTGTGGTGCCGGATTTTGGTTCTGCTGTGGATTTGGAACTGGTGCCGAAGCTGGTCTGTTATTATGAAACTGATTCAAATAATTAGTGACCTGTGCATCTGTCGGCTCTTCAATTCCTAATGCAACCAAATTCTGTTTTGCTTCTTCTCTTGTCATAGTTATTACCTCCGTGATCTACATTTGATTTCGCTGTTCTATCAGCATGGATTTTTTCTTTTTCCATTTGACGCATGGATGCAAATTTATATAGAAAAAGCCAACCACTGATTTCTCAATGACTGGCTTATTTCTACTATCCTAATTTCTGCCAACTCTTTGTCTCAGAGTTGAATTTGTATAATTCCGATGTGTCTAACATCAAACAGGAACTTCCTGCATCTACATAAGTCGGGAGCTTATCAACATCTTTTGACTGAGCTTCATAGCTTCTAACATTTCCAGATGCTTCGGTACAAACAATGCTCCCCATATCCGGCACATCTGTTCCCGGAGGATACGTCTGTCCGTCTTGTTTTACTGTGTAATCATATGTCATTCTTCTACCTCCGGCGTTTTGTTGCCATTTGAATTCTGATTGTTCCCCTGTTCTTTATTCTGATTAACGTTATCGTCAATCTGATTTTGCTTATTTTCATCATCAGAAGTCTTGTAAAGTACATCCAGATAAGGCTTTGAAAGAATGTAAGCTTTTTCACTATCCGGGAATAATGTGCTAAGCTCATATGCAAGTTTCGGATGAGTGCCATCTTTCAACAAGTAGTCCAAAAACTGTGCCTTTACTAGCATATTATCCATAGGGCTGTGATTAATAATCACTTCAAACTGGCTCGTATCAATAGGACATTCATTTTTTCCTTTTCTTACACGAATAATATTCAAGATAACTTCATTCAGTCTTTGTTCTGACTCTTGAATAATCGGGTCTTTCAGTTTTCCTCTCGTCTTAGCCATATCCCATCCGTTACGGAGTTGTACCGCCCCTTGAGTGTCACCACCTGTGTTTCCCTCAAGTTTAGGAATGGCAAGAATCTGTAGGATATTATCCAACAGGTCTTGCTTTGCAACCTGTGACTGAGTTTGATTAAGCTCCTGTGTCATAATGTCAACATCAGCCTTATTATCAGTACCATTGTTTGATTTAACAACAAGAGCACCTTCCATTTTCATCTGTTGGAATGTATCATGGTCAACTGTACAGTTTACAAATTTCACCCAAGCACTAACAAACTGTTCAATGCTGTCCATTCTGTTTGACTGCATATTGTTAATTGCATCAAACATGGATGCTACAAGCTCAATATCAGAAATCCTCTCAAAATTGTTTGGGTATTCAACAATAGGGATTCCACCAAACGCATGTATACCCCATTGTTCAACTTTTCCGTCTTTGATAATGCATTGGTTCGTTTTCGTGTGGCATGACTTATACCATTCACCGTTCAAGTCCTTTAATTCTTGAACGGAAACAAGCGGTTCTTCCGTAATAGATGAATAAATGATGTAAGTATTCATGGGAGTTGGAACTGTAATTCTGAACGGCATTTTTTCTCCAGGTTTTTCAAACTGAGCAGCTAAAAAAGCTGTTCCAGTTGCCGACTGCCACTCACCAGCTCTGATATTTCTAGCATGTTTATGAGCGCGTCTCAAATAATTATTGAACACGTCAACATATTCACTGATATTTTCCTTTACAACACTCACGCACTGCAACGGTTCTCCATAGGACTGTCCAACTTTAAACTGAACTGCTTCATAAGCGTGATTTTCTACTACTTTGTTTACCACATCATCTCTGATCGTCTTTGTACGGTACAGAATCGGTTGATCTCCTTTGTAGTAGTCCCACAAATATTTAGTAACTTGTTTGTTAAAGTAAAAGATTCCAAGTGTTTCCCCTACAACTTCCAAAATATTGCTTTGATCAACCTCTTCGACATTCGCATATGCAATTTTTCTTCCGTATTTGCCTTTTACAAGGTCTTGTAGAGTATTCTTGTTCATTTCTTCACCTTAAATCAAAAAAGTCATTCCGCTACTGCAATTTCTAATTGGCAGCGACTTCCTGACTGTTTCTCCCGTTGCTACTTTGAAAATAATCTTTTTGTTACACTTCTTGCATCGACAGACTTTGTCGATTTTTCCTTTTCCGTCATAAGTGCCAACTTTCCTGTTACACTTCGGACAATAGATTGTTTGTTCTTTTACCATGTTTTTCACCAATAAAAAATGCACCTGGTTCGTCATTCCAAGTGCATCTTTAAGAAAGGATTATGAGAATTATTATGTATCCTCAAGTTGTATTTCTTCGATTATTATTATATCATGTCAAGTATTTGGAAAAATAGTGAAAAGATGTGAAATTATATGAAATTATGTGAAGTGATTACAGATAATAAGAGCCGAAAAGCTTCTCAAACTCTTGTAATGCTCTACCGTGAATTGACATGGCATTTCTGAAAGTGCATCCCATTTCCACACTAATAACATTCCAATCTTTGCATAATACATATCTGTTGTATAAGATTCTGTACTGATTTGCATTTGGAATCATTTCAATCTGTTGAGCAATTTCTTTCTTCTTTTGCAGTGACCGTTCAACAGAATCCGCAAGCTCTACTTCTGCATCCGCAATTTTAGAAACAAGACTTCCCATTTTGTCAGGTTCTCCGCTGCTCTGAACATTAACCTCTTTTGGAGACACAGAAATAGAACAAGCCATATCTCTCAACTGATTAATTTCTTCCATTTTGTTCTTGATTCTGAAATTTAACTTTGAAATCTGTCCTAAATATGTTTTTGTATCCATTATCTATAACCTCCTCTAAACGGATTGTGTGCCGCTTCGACTTTTGCTTCTCTTGTCCCTGCCGTCATTCTTATAGCGAAGTTTGAAAAAACGTCCGGTACATCGTCAAGCTGCTTTTTATCTGAAACAGAATATCTTGTCAAAAGACTCATCATTACTCCATACGGCTCTTTTGGCGTATAAAGTGAAGAATCCTTAAATATTACGTGCTGTAAAATCCAGCTTGAGCACTGATAGATTCTTGCTTCTTTGTTCGTTTCCGTAGGAGTATCCGTAATATTGCATATCCATCCTTTTTGCTCTACTCGCTTATTAACTTCCAGTGCTACTCTGTCTCCTCCGGAATTTCGCTCAAATTCACACTCTTGAACCTGATTATCAACAATGATGTTTGATGCATTCTCATACTGTAATTCGTAATCTGCTGTATTATCGCAAACGCAATCAACACAATAATAGTCTTCTCCGTACTTCTGCAAGACTGGAAGCACAAAATAGTCCGTTCCTTTTCCTTTTGTATCACATTGAGCAGTGATGATTTCCGGTGCTCCATGTGGCAAATTCAGATACCGCCTTGTCTTTTCTTCTGGGAACAGAAGTCCTTCTCTTTCAATTGGCTCCTGTTTGTAAAGACATCTGTATGACACATCGTCCATGAGTAATTGCTGGTCTTCAAAGAATTCCACAGTAAAACCGCTATACTCATAATCAAAGTTGCTTTTTCCTGTTTTCGGATCAATGTCTGGCACCGCAATTGTTTTTACACGGTTATTACCCTCATACATCTTTTGAATACGTCCTATTACATCGTGTACGCTCCATCTAGTCGCTATATGAATTTCCTTGCAGTTATTCCCGTCTGTGTCCTGAATCTTTCTCTGACGGGCATCTACGGCGTATTTGTCCCACAATTTATCAAGAATATTCCTGTTTAACGCCTCTTCGATTCCACCGATCATATCATCAACAAGTAGGAACTTAGAAGCACGTACTTTTCCGGCATTCTTACTACCAACAGATGTGCACTGAACAGATGGGAACGGTTTGTATTTTCCAACATTGAACTGCTCCATCTTCGCATTTTCTCCAGAAACAGCCAAATTCGGAAATATATCATGCCAGCAATACTCCCCTAGATTCTTTACAATATCCAGTTCGCCATCATAGAACATTCTTGTGATGTCGCTGCTATGCGAATAGAACAAATTGAAGTCTTTTGGGTACCATCCAATGACTCCGCTGAGGAAAAATTTCTCTATTGAAGTTTTCCCAGCGCCGGGTATGAGGGAAATCAAGAGCATATCGTACTTGTCATCAAGCATTCCTTGTAAGCCATCTACAAGACCGATTTTCAGAAATTGCTTTCTTCTAGGCATGTAAAATCGCTCTTTTGGTTCTCTTTTCTTCTCGATGTACCGGAAGTAGCTATCAACGCACTTGTTTTTTGCTTCTGCTAAAATAAGATCGTAGAAATCATCAAGTATTTGGTAATATGTCCCGTTCTCAAATGCATATTTTTCCAAATCCCATGAAGTACCGCCAGTGCTGTTCATTATAAACTGCTCATACAGCTGTCTTGCTCTTCCGGAAATTTTCAATCCATCGTTATCTTTGTTATTAAACAGGGCAACTTTGCTGGCTTCTCTGTACGCATCAAGCACCTGTTCGTCAATCCCCTTACGCTCTATGTAGTTTTCATACCCTTTTACGGTTTTAATCAAATAATCGCTCGCCATAACGCAAAAAAGTGCCCCCCTAACTCTTAAAATAAAAAAGTTAAGGAGCACTCCCCTGTTCCCTGTCCGCATCCGGGCATGAGCTTCTGTATTTACTTTACGATTTTTTCTTTGTGGCTGGTAATCTTCGCCCCGTCTTTTGTCGGTCGGATTGTCACTGTATAACCGGAATTAGCAACCAAACTGGCAATATCTTCCATTTTGCAAGTAATCACGCGTTTTACTTCATTTTTTCTTATTTCATCGTTCATTTTCATCACCTAAAACAGACAAATATGCTTAAATCCATGCTCAATGTCGTTTTCTTCAAAGAATCTATTTGCATCCTGTCTGTCATTGACCTTTTCAAGACATTTCTTCGCTTTTTCAATGCGATCTAAAAGAATTTTTGCTTCTTTTTCAACTTCGCTCAAGGATTTTTCTGATTTTTCTTTCCACTTTTCAATATTCATCTCTATTTTTTCCTTTCGAACAGTTCTTCCGGCAGTGTTTCTCCCATCCAAACCATTCTTAGATATTTGCGGAATGTCGGAGTACATACACCCATTTTCTTTGCCGCTTCATCCATTGTAATTTTATGGCTACAATAATCATTAATTGCTTCAACAAACTTTTCTCTGTCAAGCACCTTGATTTTTCTTCCCATCGGAACTCTCCTTTCTTCACATTTCCAATTATTTCAAACAAGCGTAACTGGAATCGAACCAGTACATCAGGAGTCAAAGTCCTGTGCTCTACCTTTAAGCTATACGCCCTTAGCTGCAAGAAATTTACCTCGAAAGCCGTAAGGAATCCTTGCACTGCTACGGTTTTTTATAATATTGGAGTTTATTATATGATCGGTAAACCACGTCTTTTATTAAAAAAACGTTAGTTTCCGAGTTTCAGCGAACTCCGCAGCTAAAACACTGATTTAATTTTAATTCAAACATGATTAGGGTTTCCCCTTATTCAATCATGGTAAAAGTCATATTCTGCCACTGTGATGATAGGTCTGAGCTTCTGAGAGCGACTCTTGGCTTCCTACCACTGTATAAGCACACATAGGATTGATACCTACAAATTTCACGGTTCTTTCAGAATATTTTATTTAATGTTTTTTTATCCACTTAAAACATTTTGGTAAAATTAAGAACTTGCCATACCGCTACTTTAACGACTTTCTTGTGTTATACACTGATTTCTCAGCTTCAAGGCAAATCAGCTTATTGAGAATTTCCATCGCTGTTGGTAGTCTCTCACACCACGAACTAAATGGATTGTTCTTGCACTGCAAGCGTCTATTGATCGCCGACCACAAGGAGTCTGCATTTGACTTCTCTATGATGATACACTACAAGGCATTGTTGATGGTTCCCATCTCCACCACCAGGATCACTCCTAGTGGAAAGAATCAGCTTATCCAATATCTCGAACAAGCCTATCTCGTTACCATTGCATCTCGGCATGACTGAAAAATCACTCTTCACCGAGATAATCATGTTTGAATTTCCGTATAAGGAGTCGAACCTCAATCTTTCGTCCGGGTAGGGTAAGAACGAACGCTTTACCAATTAAGCTATACGGCTTCCAGCTACACTGTAGCAAGGAAAGTAAGTTATGAAAAAGTTTTTTCTCCGAAACTCGGAGAGAGCTACCGTTCGGATTCGAACCGAAAACCTGTTGATTCGTAATCAACTGCTCTATCCATTTGAGCTATGATAGCATTTCACGGTTTTTGAATTATTTTAATCACTTTAAACTTATGGGAATCAAAACTAATCTAAAGGAAAATGGCATATTTATTGCACATATGGCGCGTACATGAGGGGTGTTTCTGAGAACCGTGAAACTCAGAACGCCACAAGGAGGATTCGAACCTCCAAGTCGTTTCCGACCGAATGGTTAGCAACCATCTCCAATACCTTTATGGGATTGTGGCTTGTCGGAGATGCGTTTTTACTGAACTGTCATCTCCCATAAAACAGGTTCCGTGATTTTTCATGTGTATACCCACTACTGTGCTCACGTTCGGCTACAGCCTTTCACTGCCAGTTCCTTAAAAGATACTGAGTTGAATTCCACAGTACGTCAGATTACAATCAACAACGATATTCTGACGGAACCGATTTCAGAATCGGCTAAACCTACCGGGACTTGTGACGTCCCTTTGTTCAGCTTTCCGCTAGTAGGTGGAGAATCGTCACATGGACGAATATATGAAACCAATTATTAGTAAATGTCTTAATTAGTTTATTCTTTCGGCATTGTAATTCCGAATCCCAGAAATCCTGCAAAAATGATTACCGACATGACAATCACTGAGAGAAATACTTTTACGATTGTTGTCCAAATAATCGCTGCTGTAAGTTGTCCTGCATCCCAAGCGATGCAAGCTGTAAAAATCGGTTTAAACAGGAGATCATAACCTCCGAAATAAAGTCCTCCGGCAACTCCGGCAATTAGAAACGCAATTGCCAAAACCCATCTTAATTTCTTCATCTTCTCTCAATCCTTTCTCAGTACTTACAAATGTAATACATCGATGCGGTACTTATAAAGCAGAGATACAGAGAAATCATCATCCTGCCCCATTTCTTTTCTTCGTAATTCTCACATGCCATCGCAAACCATGCAACCGCTATCGTAATATTCGCAAAAATCAAAAGCATTCTACTCAGCATTTCTCTTCTCCCTGTGCTTCATCTGACAAGAAATCATTTGCACCACATTCATTCTTTCTTGTCTGATTCCGTGTCCCTGTTTGAAAAGTTCGCATTCAAGAATCTCTCCGCAGTGAACACATTCATCGTTGATTTCTTTCCCGGCAATTCTCATGTCATTCCTCCCCGGAAATACGTTTCGTGATTCTTTCAGCGATATCAGATGCCTTTTCGCAAACCTCAGGTATCTCATGCAGTGCCGATTCAACAGATGAGACAAACGCATCATAGAATTCTTCGTGTTTCATCAGCTCACTTTTGACAACTTCACATGATGTCTGAAGAATCTGTTCCTTGAACCCGATATCATTCATACGAATCGCCCAGGAATCTTCTTTCTCCAGCGTACAAATCAACCAGAACTCTAATTGCTGTCTTCAAGTCTTCATTGTCTATTTCGAGATATCTGTTCTTCTCTTCTGCAATATCGATTTCACGAATTAGGTCTGATCTGTCGCAATCCTCATATGGGTCAAACGAGAATGGAAGTGTTTCATCCTCAAGAGATTCGATATCTTCTCCGAATGCATCTGCATCGATTTCCTGTCCGGCAAATTCCATCGAACAGTCTCTGAACTCAAGAACAAGTCCGCACTCTTCGCACCACTGACTTGCCAAACACAGCATCTCTTTCAGTTCCCGTTTACTCAATCCTTTTAAATCTTTCTTTGTAATCATTTTCCTGATATCACCTTTCCGCAGCTCTTACACCGCCAATAATGTTTTGTCTTGAAACTTCCGTCTTCCTGTCGAACAAGGTCTGAATGGTCATGCACTGTATGATCGTGTCGACAGAACAGGCGTTGAATGATTTTCAGCACAATCATTTCCTCCTTTTTGCTTTCTCATTCCCCAATACTCTTGGAATCAGATTGCATTCACACTCTCAAAAGCTTTTATCATCTTCGGAAACTGAATTGCGAACCAGTCAACAAGCGTTTCATCGTGTCCAAATTGTCTATAGTGCTCAAAATTCGCTTGCAGTCCGCTTTCAGCAAGAAATGCGTGTATAATTTCATGCCGTAGCTGCTTTCTCATCAGTTCATCAAAATCTCCAACTTCATTTACATTATCATCCCTGATTTTAATTTCTCTTGATGTATAGTCACAATAACCATCGCTATCTTTATCTTTGAATGGTTCCCTAATCACTTTATATTCCGTTCCAAGAACGTTTACTGTTTCATCCATCTTTTTCTCCTCATTGGCATCCCGTGGTGTTTTCGATAGTTATTTGAACCGAATAGCAATTTCCAAGCGAATGTGTTTCTAACGAGTGATTCATCAAAATCAAACGTGATATCTAGTCCGCCATCGTTTTTCATATGTGTTGTGATTTCTGCATCATCAACAAGTTTTTCAGAAAGATCATGAATCCAATCACCTATAATCGTCATTCTTCTAACAATTCCATCAGACGTTATAAAAACCTGTCTGAGATTTTCATCTTTCTCACCCATCAGTGAATCCTCCAGAACTCTTTAACATCTTTAAGTCTGAACATAGCATTGACCGAATCTCCGGATTGAAAAGTAACTATCCCATTTTCCGTATCCACCTTGCTGCTCGATGCTTCAATAATCACGAAACTGTCCCCCATTAATTCAACGCTGTAGAGTGGCTTAGCTATTTTCATTTCACTAAAACTGAATGTACCTTTCAGATTTTCAGGTTTGTCTTTGTTCATGTTCGTTTCCTCCTTGATGGCTTTTTGTTTTTGAGTTAAAATTGGGGACTTAGTAAGCCGATTTTTCAAAGCTGTTTTAACCCCCTTCCCGGTAGGTCCTTTATTGTCTGATTATTTGTGATATTGTCAATCTATTTAATAAACACTAATTTATCTGATAGAGTTGACCATTTCCGAGGAAACTCTGTTTAAAATCACTGCAAAGTCAATGATTTATTTTAACCAACAGTTTTTCCGTTCTCAAATCTTAAAAAATATCAATCGTTTTCCTCGATCTGTGGTGTCAAGTCCTGTCCAAGCTGTGGCAATTGGTCTGCGGTCAGTGGTCTTGTCTCCACTTTCTCACGGCTAACCCCTGGAAGATTCCACATGTGATGTCTGTTAAGCGATGGCAGCACCTTCATAGGGTTGATACGTTTATCCTGTAGCATTGACTCAAGAGACTGTTCGTTATCGTCCATTATTCTTTTGGCAAGGTCTGTACGTTTTCGACTAAGTATAATACTATCGCTCCCACTATTATGGTGTTTAATATTATATTTGCTGTCTCTGTTCCAGTCGTATAGAGTCTGTTTATTAATGCCTGTCATGTCCAGGAATCCTTTGATATTGACAACCTGGCAATGCCTGTTGCAGATTCTCTTGTAGATGTCATAAGCATCCATTACTTTCTCGTCATTGTATTCTGTCCCGATCTTTCCATCAATCCAGAGCAGATTACCGTTCTTCTCGAACAGTGTTACTCTGATTTCCTCGATAATGTCGTTCCAGATCTGTGGTGGAATGTCTGACTCGTCAAGATTATCTCTCATGCAGTAATCAGTGATCACGTCATCAACTAAGGCTCTGAGGTTGACTGGATCAACTTCAACACTGTTCACTGTCTCAGCTTCTACTCTCTCTGTTTTCTGTGCTGCTCTTCTCTTAGCCATTGTTTTTCACCTCCATACTGTCAAATAATCTATAAACAAAAAAGCCTAGACACACCGAGATATTGAACAGCTCATTGTCTGTTATTTTCTCGATATGCCTAGGCTGACGATTCCTAGCTCTTTTCGATCCAGCTCCCATTCGGCTTTCACGGATTTCTTGTCGCTGGTGCTATTATAACACAGCTAAGATCTGTTTGCAATAGTGCCGATTAAATTAATTTTAAATTTTTATCAAGGCGTGTGCGTCCGTGTATGTGCGTGCTCGTCTGTGCGCTGCGTGTCCGTGTTTTGATAATCAGGGCGAACAATGCACTGTTCTGTTGGCTGCGGTTGTCTCTTTCTGCCGTTGTTCATTTCTTGTCTGATCGATTTGTTTTTACATCGATTTTGGGGAGGTGCACAGTCGGTGTTTTCTCAAAACCCGACCTTTTTAATACTATAGACTGAACGTAGTGAAGGATATAGTATTGAAAAGTAATATATATAATATTATAAATTATTTAGTAAGTCGATTATTAAGGCTGTATCCATTCTGTATCCAGTTTGTATACAAATAGCATAATAATTTGCACAGCGTAACATTTGTGAAATCCCTGTTAGCCATTGCGTTTACTGGCTTTATTGGCATTTGTTAAATATTTATCGTAACAATTTGTTAATACTTTTGTAACCCTACTTGCCCTGTTAGTTTGAACTAACAACTATTTTTTAAAATAGCCACTGGAAGCACAAAAAAGACAGCCGTTTCCAGCTGCCTTTCCATTGATTTATTTTATGCTGTTTTAATCTGCGAATAGTTCAAGAAATTCGTTTACATCTTCCAGTGATCCAAGCTCTACCTTTTCACTGTTCGGATTATCACTGTAGAAAAATGTTTCGCCATCTTTCCAAAATGTAAAAGAGCTATCACTGTATACCTGAAAAGCTTTTTCCGTTAATTCGCCTGATCCGCTAAACTCATATTTTCCCATCTGGCTACCTCCTTAAAAATAAAATACATCATCTTCAACGGCAATGTAATTTTCTCCGAAACACATTTCTACACTGTACTTTCTTGCAAATTCTTCTGCTTCTCTGATCTTGTCCTCTGTTACTAAGTCCCAAATTTTTTTGATTGCCTGTGCTCTTGTCATTTCGTTTTTTCTCCTTGTATGAGATCTGTTTTTCTGTTCCTTACAAGTATTATTATATTCTAATATTAGTATACTGTCAACCGTTTTGTTAATAATATTTTATTTTTTCCTCGTCTGTCGGGATCACTTCTATAATATCTCCAGGCTGCATTTTTAGCATGATGCATATTTTGTTTAGCGTTTCTAATGTAATACTTTTTCCAGCTCTGATATTCTGCATTGTCTGACGTGGCAAAAGGTTTTCCCTCTGTATCTTTGTTTGATTATATCCCCTGTCTTTCAGCGCTTTAAATACGTCTATCTTATAATTAATCATGTTTGAGTTCCTCCTTTGCTTTCATATATATAATGTAACATCGGACACAAAAAAAGTCAATTTTAAAATAGTCTAAAATTTGTGTATTTTAGTATTGACATTATACCAAAATTAGTGTATATTATAACCATAGAAAACAACAAAACAAAAAGCCGATCGGAACAGCTAGCAACTCACACCGATCGGCACCAATCAAAAAAAAGAAAGGTAGCTCTATTATAACAGGAGCAAAGGAAAAAAGCAATGTTAAGAACAAACAGCAAAAAAGCAATGGAGAACATCAGAAAAGAGATCATGGACAGCTACGAGGGTGCAAACGAATATTACACATTTGAAGGCAGAGAAGCAAAGACAGATTTTAGCGAGATCTGCGCAGACATCCTGGAGGCGTTCAGAGTTGAAAAGTTAGAACACGACTGTTATTACATCGCAGGCAGAGCAAGCAAAAGCGAAATGTTCATGGACTGGATGCAGGGACTTCCAACAGCGTTCCCGGTTGCTGATGATATTTTTCTCAGATCAGCGATCGACTTTCTTGGAAATATCCTTGAAGAGACAGAGGAAGAAAAGGAAAGATACACAGAGGATAAAGCGGAGAAATTAGCTTGTAACCTTCTTTACAGAGAACTTGAGAAAGGCGCACGCAAATAGACAGACCAACCGGGGAGAAATCCCCGGAAGTCTTGAGCAGATCAGGAGGAAAATAGCATGATTAGTATTGATATGTGGTACAAGAACAACCCAAAAGAAATAACCGGAATAGATTGGAGCTTTAGCGATTTAGATTGCGTTTATCATGGCAATGTTTACAAGGACGGGAAAACAATCGGAGACTTTACAGCGGACACAATGGAGGAAGTGCAAGAAGCGTTCCCACATTTAGCAGAAGCGATCGACAAGGCATTAAACTAGAAAAGCGGAGGACTTGAGAAAATGAAAAATAGAGATATCGCGGAATTAATTTTTGCCTCATTGTCTGACGGATACGACAACGAAGAAGAACGCCCGGAGACAGTCGCAGAGCTTGCCGCAGAACTTGAACAGCTGGAAGAAGGCGCAACACTCAAAGTTGCATTGATTGCACTCTGTGAACGTGTCGAAGAATTGCAGAGCTAGGAACTGAGCCGGAAGATATTGATCTATTGCATAGAGTGGAGAGTTTCACGAATACAAATAACAGGAAAGAGAAAAGGAGAAAAACACAATGAAAGCACAGAGAAATTGGATCACACCGGATGGCAAGTATTTTATCGATTATCAGAACATGATGGAGCAGCCACACTTGTTAGTGGCTGGAGCTACTGGATCAGGAAAATCCGTGGTAATCAATGGGATTATCACAACGGCACTGTTTGAAGCACCGCCGCAAGTACAATTCATTCTTATCGACCCGAAGAGGGTGGAACTCGTAGACTATAGGTATCTTCCTCACACGGCGTTCTATGCATCAGAACCGGATGAGATGGTCAGAGGCTTGCAGATGGCTATGAATACCATCGAAATGAGATATACACAGATGCAGAGAGTGCATGAGAAGAAATACCAAGGAGCGCAATTATATGTTATTATTGACGAATTAGCGGACTTAATGACCACGAACAAAAAACAAGTCATGCCACTGATCCAACGCATCGCACAAGTAGGACGTGCCGCCGGAGTTCATCTGATCTGCGCGACTCAATGTCCGATCGCCAAGGTCATCCCGACAGAAATAAAAGTCAATTTTGATGCACGTGTTGGACTGCGTACGAGGTCAGCGCAGGACAGCAGAAATATACTAGGTTTTAACGGTTGCGAGGATTTACCGCGCTATGGGCAAGCATATTATATGAATCCTGATAGCGGAGTGAAAAAAATAGTTGTTCCGATGTACGACAAGAGTGAATTATGGCGTTTGATTAATCACTGGATGCAGCAGCGCCCACCAAAAAAGAAAGGTTTCTTTGATAGATTATTCGGAATATAAGGAGAACCGGGAGAAATTCCCGGCTCTTTTTGTTTATTATTCGTATTCTTTCAAAACACATTTATCACGATACAGACAGTACCAACAACCATAATAGCAGCAGAATTTGCAAGGAGCTTTGTCACATTCACCTTTTAAAGCTTCTTTGCACTGCCATTCCATGCAAGGCCTGTTGTTTTGTTTGGCAACTAACTTTTTAAGAGCGTCAACGTATTTGTTTTGCTCTTCCTGCGTCTTAAATTCTGCCATCATCAAGCGCACTCCTTATCTTATTCTCAATGTACATATCTGCCAAATAAACTGTTATTCCGTCCAAAGTGTAAGAAACTTCACAGCTGTTCTTTAAATTGCTTCTAAGCATATTATACAAGCTCTCGGGCATATACACAGGATTACTAAACTTAGTAACTTTATGAGCTTTCAAGTGATACTCTAAAATAACTTTGTAAAGTGGTTCATGCATGACGGGCACCTCCTATTTCCCTTTTAAATCCATTTTCTACTATCAATCAATAAAGTCTAGTCTAAACCAATTCAAATTGATTCTAGGCTCATTCTGCGAAGCCACAGAATCAAACTCCGAATTCTTTGTTGTTCTTTTTCTTCCACTCTTCCCGTTCTGCTTCTTTCTTCTTCTCTTCCTCGGTCATTTCTGAACCGTTTCGTACACTCTTGACATAGTTAACGATGTCGTTTTTTGTCGCTTCCTGAATCTCTTTTAGTCTATTCTTCCGCTGTTCTTCTTCCGCGGAAATCTTAGCAGCGTCTTCTGCTCTCTTCTTTGCAAGTTCTTCGTTCAACTCCTCAAGTGATTGAATTCCCTTTTCTTGTGGTTTGTTTTCCTGTTCCGGTTCTTCCAGGAGTTCCGGGTGCTTAACGTATTCTTTCGCTTTTGCAAAAATATCCACGCTGTAAGTTCTTATCAAGTCTTTCTGTATAACAATGTCATTGATTTGTTCACCGTATTTGCGAGCTAAGAATTTAGCAGATTTCTCTTTCTTCTTTTCCTCTTCTGACTCAGACAGAGGATCAACAAAACCCTCTTCCCATGGCATCAATTCAACTGTTGCAATCTTGTCGACCTCTTTCGTCTCTTTTTCGGTCAAAACTCTCTCTGTAGGCTCTAAAATCGGGACTGTTGGCGTTTCAAGTGATTTAAGCATAGTTTCTACAGCTTCAACGATAAAAGCGTTTATAGTGTAGTCTAGGCTCTGTATTCGCTCTTTCGTTCCTTTCGGTAATCTAGCTTGCACAATATCAAACTTTGAGTTGTAACGGTTTTGTGCGTCTTTCTGGTATTTTTTCAATGGAATCACTCCTTTTTAAACGATATCTTTTATATATATAAATGATATATATCTTGCATATATAATAACATATATAAAAGCTATATATCAAGCTATATATAAAAGGTATATATAAACACTATATATAAATACTATATATATATCATATATATCTTTGCTATATATCATTACTATATATCTTTTATATATATCTTGCATATATAGTTTGCATCTAATTGTATTTATATAATGGTATTTAGATTTTCTCTAAAAATTTCTCAAAAATCTCAAATTTCTTCCCTAAAACCGCGAACTTTACTCCGTTCTGAAAAAATGTTATGATAAAAAGAAAAGGAGTATTGGCATGTACGAGGACATTTTAGAGTACCTGGACAAACGTCTCAAGGAAAATACTCGCGATATCGGCTCCGCGATCACTTCCAGGAATGTTGATGATATCCACAGATATGAGGGCAGAGAGCAGATGATTCTTGAAATCAAGCGGTTTATAAGGAAAAAGCAAGGGGAGAAATGATCTCCCCTCTTTGATTATTTGCAGAAATTATTCAGCAATTCTTCTTTTAACTCCATCTTCCCGACTCTAAAACCGAGCTTGAAAGCATAGATCAGTGCTTTTGTCTTCCCCATCTCCACTTTGTCGGCAATCGTAACCAATGGCAGCAGGTCTTCCGCAAAGTAATCTGTAACCACACTGTCGCTGATCGGGCGAATTTTCTCTTCAATATTATTCAGCGTGCTTCTCATATCGCTGACTTTTACTTTAAGCTTCCGTACTACCATTTTTCTTTTTTCTCCTTTCCGCATATGAAGAAAGATTAAAATCAATCATAAACTTGAGGTATTCCTCGCCAAATTCCCCGATTTCTGGGAAGTAATCAAATATATCCAGTCTGTATCGTGGCTTTTCACCAACATCAACAATATATTGGATAGTAGCTTCTTCTATATCAAAGCGAGTCGATACATAAGAAATCAGGTCATCAATAGCTTCTCTTTTTGTAAATTCACCAATCTTAGCAAACAATTCAATTCTGGACAGATTTCTCTTGTAAAATGTAATCGCTCGTGGTGCCGGCTTGTCTGACACATGGATTAATCTGTTCTTATTTGAATTTTCCTCAAGTTCATGGAATCTGTTGATGTATCTTGCCGTGAAGACTACACCTTTCTTTCCTGTACACTTATGTGCAATGAACTCACAGCCTTTCTTTGTGATGTTAAAGCAAGGTCGGCGTTCGCCTTTTCCGTCTAAATATGTAGAATTCATCCAGAATTCATTCAAATTAATAATGCAATTTTCAACCGGCTCAATTTTGAGCTCGTTAGATTTTCCCTCCAATGAGGACGGCTCAAAATTGAGCTGTCCTAAATCTTTGTTGGATTCTTCGAGATATTTAGTGTACTTTGCAATATCTCTCATCAAGTTCTTATGGTCTTTCTCAATCATCTTTGCTACTTCCATAGATGAAATAGTTTCTACTTTAATTGTCTCTTTTGCCATCTTCTTATCCTCCATATCAAATTGCGCTGTTGCCTTTGCTATTCCTATTCCATTAATCCTTTTGTGAAAATATAAATGGCTCTCAAGAATTTTGCGTTATCCATTTTATTCACCATCTGTGAAATTCTTCGTCTGTACCATCTATTTTCTTCGCATCTATCAACGTCTTTCATTTATTTGTCCCCCTTAGACATCATTATAAAATCATACTTTGCTGCGTACATTTTACAAAATCCTGCAAGTTCGGCAAGACTGGTATAGCAGACAAGATTGTCCGCAATGTAATGGAGAATTGCTCTGTTGTCCTCTGGTTTCATAATATTTACTTCTAAGTTAATTTCTTGCATAATAAAAACTCCTTTCAATTGAAAAATTGTTCTTGAAAGAAGTCCCCATCTGCATTATAATATTTGCAGAAGGAAACTTCTAACATTGTGTGGAGATTCACTATTACTTTGGTCGGTAGGTGTGAATCTCTATTTTTTAATTTCCGAATAAAGCTTTTCAACACCTCTACGAATACTTTCTACTCTTGTTTCGTTGTAGTGTTCCGCAACCTCATCCAATTTTCTAAGCTCTTCATCATCAAAACGAACCCCTAATTGTTTTTTGCGCGGATTTTCACTTTTCGGTCTTCCCATTTGTGGACTCATTTTATCACCTCACTTATTGATTACCACAAACTCATTATACTTATTGGTAATCAAAAAGTCAATACCTAAATTCAAAAAAAAATAGAGAGGAATAAAAATCCCTCTCCAAAATAATCCATATTCAATTTTTACTGTACGATTTCATCAAGGTCAAGGCTGTATCCCATAACCTCTCCTACATCTGTACACTTTCCTCTTACTGTAATAGTATCACCAGTTGAAAGAGTCTTCACAGCGTTAATGATATCTTCATCTCCATTTGTGTAGCACTGAACTCCAGTAAGTGCAAAGTCATCATCTTCAGGAAGAATACTAATGTATGATGAGTCGCTATCTATATTTGAAAGTTTTCCTGTAATTTCAAGATACTTGTCTTTGTACTCATCAGAAGCTGCTGCTGCATTCTTGTCAAGAGCATCCACCATGTCACCGATAGAAACCTGTGTATACTCAATTGTTTCTTCCTGTTTAGCATCTGTGGAAGATTTACTGTTTGAATCACTCTTTGCTGTGGAATCGTCTGATCCGCCACCTCCCATAGCAGCTCCGATAATTCCAATCACTACAATTGCAATGATAATCCATTTCAGCTTGCCACCCTGTTTCTTTCTACAATTCGGACAAACCTTTGCTTTCTTTGGTATTTCTGACTGACAATGCTTGCAAATTTTTGTTCCTGTGTTTTTTGAGTTTCCCATAATCCTTTTTTCCTTTCTTTCGATATACTGTAATTGTATTACATTCTTTTTAAAAACTCAATAGTTTGCATGAAAAAGCACGGATCAACCGTGCAATTTCCGTTATCAAAATATTGTTCTTATAGTGTGGATTATGCAGCCATATCAAACAAACCTAAAATGAACTTTCTTCCAAGCTGGGTGATTCTTCTGTAATAAATAACACGACCGCTATCAAGGGTTTCTTGCTTTATAGACTCGTATCCAAGATCGCTATAGTCAGAGTACATAACCCATGTTCCATTTGACTTATACTGAATCTTCTTTTCAGCCAGAATCTTATTCAGTTCATTTGCACTCTTCAGACCGATCTCTTTCGCAATTTCTGTCATGGTATATGTTTTGTTGACATGCATAAGGATAGCGTTTGTCTTTTCTGCTTCAATTCTTGCTGCTCTTTCCTCTTTCAGTTTGGTCAGAAGCTCAATACCGAAGTCCGGGTTGTTCAATATATTATCAATGACGTTATCTGTTGCGTAGATTCCGTTCTTTCGGATGCATGGGAGGACTTCGGATGTTACCCAGTGTTTGAAGCGTTTTGCGGAGTCCAGTTTACTTCCGAAAATTAAGGAATATAAGCCAGATTCATTTACAATGATTTTATTTGAAAAATCGTTGCCACTCCATAATTTAGATGTATTCCCATTTTGGGAAAAGCCTTTAAAATCAAGGACTTTCTTGTCTTCTTCGTCTATATGCATGGCAACTGCTTTGTTAATATTTGCATATCCTAATTTTTCAGCAACGTCCTTTCCTACAAACCATGGCTCTCCATCAATTGTTACTGTTCTAACTTCTCCAAACTCTTCATTGTTAAATACTGTTACTTTTGTCTGATTCATTTTTCTTCTCCTTTTCATAAAAACGTTGGTTTTTCCAAAAGGATGTGCTATTATAATTTAGTAAGCATCCTTTTAGATTGGTTGTTTTAAGAGTTGTTTCTTTGGTAGGTGGCAACTCTTATTTTTTTGTCAGAAATAGCAGAGCCTAAATCAATAGACTCTGCACCGTTCAATTCGTAACCAGCCGCATCACTGGTCGGTATTCCGTTTTTCGTATCCAGCACCATCACTGGAGTATATGAGAGAAATAAAAAAGCCTGAGTACGCTGAGAGTAAAGACAGTATTTTGTACTATCCTTGTTCTCAGTATACTCAGGCTGACGATTCCTGACCCTTGTTGATCTGAATCCCATTCGTTCTTCACATATTTCTCGTCGCTGATATTATTATAACACAAATGGAATTAATAAACAACACGAGCAAGCAAAATATTTTCAATCAAATCAGTCAATGAAATAATTTCTCTCGCATGGTCAGAAATGAAATTGCAAAGACGTTCCTCTGTTTCTATAGGAAGAGAAATCCCGTAGGTCATACAAACAGCGTGAGTCAGCTCATGGGAAAGAACGCGGTCAAACATGGTATCTGAGAGGCGATTAGACAGATAGATTGTATTGCTCATTCTGTCAGTAACACCAAGCGTGTAAACACCGTCTGACCGTCTCAGTAGCTCACTGGATGGATTTTCATATTGGACATGCCATAATTCATCATTGATATAGAAATTCATCAAATCACCTACTTAAAAAGGGAAGGCTTTCACCCTCCCGTAAATTACATCTTATTGATGAGAGTCGCAAGCTTTGATTTTGCAAGAGTTCTCTCTTCCGGCGTCATGTCAGAAATCAGATCAGTCACGTCTTTTCCAAGTTCTGTCATGTAGGACTCAAGTTCATGCATCTTAGTGTCCTTGTCCTTGTGTGTATCTCTTGCGTCTGTATAGCCACGGCGAGCCATATCATAGCGACTGGATGATTTAGGCTCTGTGTAATACATTCTTCCGTGCTTGTCTCTGTCCATGTCACGATCAGTGTCCCAGTCACGATACATCTCCGGAGTCATGTGAAAATAAGGTGGCTCATTGTATCCTCTTCTCATTCCGTGACCTTTCGGGGCGAATCTGCCGGACTTATAACGGTATTCGTCATAATATCTCCGGGCATCCTCTTCACCGTACTGGTCTTTGAACATTTTCAGAAGATACTTCTCTTCCTCTTTTTCATCTTCATCAGATTCTTCCATAGCTTTTGAGATTCTTGCATGATATTCAGCATCTGCAAGATCTTTAATCATATCGATGACCTGTCCCATCTCACAAGTATTAACGTTTTCAATACCGTTAGAAAGTTCAGAACAAGCGCACTCAGAAAGTTTTTCAATCAATTCACGTATATGTTTGATATGCATAATATTCACCTCCTAAGCTTCACGAGTAACAACAAGGTTCGCATTTGCTACGTTGATTGCCTGTGTACTTGTGTTCTCAACAGCGATATTCACACAACATCCGGCCGGTACGTCAATATAGATACCAGCAGATACATTATTGTACTGGTCAACTGCTGCCGGAGTACTAATCATCTGAGAAGAAAGAACAGGCTCTCCGCTGATTGCAATTGCCAGTGAGATTGCTCCGGCTGTACCTCCGGTCGGTACTGCAATATTTGCTGAAAAATCAACAAAATAGCGCGCTCTGCACTGATTTGTGATTCCTCTCAGAGTCACGATTCCAGAACCTTCGCGATGTTTAATGCAGTTATTTCCTTGAACTGCCGTGTTTGTAAAGATAACATTTCCGTTCGCTGCTAATTCTTGAGCAGAAACAGCTACATATTCAGCCATAGTATTTTACCTCCATAATTTAAGGGCAAACCGTTTACAGTCTGCCCCTTCGTATTCGTAATACTGCTTATAGCAGACATAACATTTAAGTTAAGTTACTCTTCCGTCTTGGAAAGAATCTCCAAGATTTGATTTTGATTGGAAATTATCTTCTCGAGATACTCCCTGTCCTGTCTCTGCAAGGCTCTTAGCAAGTCATCATTAGACGTTTGCTTCTGATCTTGGTCGTATCCAATCATCTGCAAGATAACGGAAAAGACGTTCAACATATCAAGAAAAGAGTAGTTTCCGTTTTGATTGTTGGTCATTAACAACCACATCCATTACCGCATCCGTAATACACATTCGGGTTAGGTACCTGATATGCCGGAATTGGTGTCGGGTTTACAGCATTGATAATCTGATTTGTCTGAGCTGTCATTGCAGTAGTCAGAAGAGCATTCTGTCTATCCTGTGAAGCTGCAAGTCTCAGATCGTTGTTCTCAGCCTGTAATGTAGCGATCTTATCCTGGCAGAGGTAATCAAGTATTGCTCTGGTACCAGCATTCTGATTTTCTACAATGTCACGAGTGTTCGTGTTCATTGTGTTCTGCAAAGCGCATGTATCCTGTGCCATGTCAAATCTTACCTGAGAAATAGCTTCTCTGTTCTGGCAGCAACAATCGGCAAGCTGTGCCTGTAATGCATTCTGTCCCTGCATCAGAGCAACATTTGTTGTGTTGAATCCCTGCTGTGTCTGGTATCCAAGATTGCAGATTGCGTTGTCAATTCCGTGGAATCCATTCATCAGAGCTGTGTTCTGAGCGTAAAAGCCATCACACAATCCATTGTTGATTCCGTCCAGTTTTCCAACAATGTTCTGAGTATCGAATCCCCTCTGAATGTCAGCCTGTGTAGCTACTGTTGCTGCATAACCGCCACCATTTCCGAATCCGTTACCAAACCATCCGCCATTTCCCCAACCTCCAAAAGCGAAGAAGAGGACAAACAGGATAATCCACCAGCCATTACCATCGCCGAAGCCATCGTTTCTTACTCCATCATAAGGAGTTACTGGAATTGTAAAAGGTGCATTTGTTGAGTTAAACATAGTTTTTACCTCCTGTAAAACTTTTTATATACTTAAATCTTGCAAGAATTTAGTACCGTTATTTCGGATTGAATTGGCTTTTAAAATCAGAAAATGCTTTGTCAAAGTCAATTCCTTTTTCTTTTGCGATATTTCTTCCCATCTCTTCAATTCCTTGTAAATTGCCATTCTTAGCCATTTCAATCATGTTTTTAGCCATAGGGTTATTTGCAATCTGCGGATTGTTCATCATCTGCATGACAATCTGTTGGGGATTTCCACATTTCATCATTTGAATAAGGTTAATTGGGTTCAT